AGGGCTGATCATCAACGGGCACGGGGATGTCACCGACTCCAGCAACATCTACGCGCAGTTGATGCTGGAGATCCTTTGCTCATTCGCAGGCCATGAGCGCAGAGTGCTCAAGGAGCGCCAGAAGCAGGGTCAAGCTGCCAAGCGCAAGGCTGGTGGCCATCTGGGTGGCAGCGCCAAGTTCGGGTATCGCATTGAGGGTGCTGGCCAAGCTGCCACCCTAGTGCCGATTCCCCATGAGCAGGCCGCGCTGGCGTATGCCAAGGAGATGAGGGCGACAGGAATTAGTTTTCGGGCAATATCGGCAATTTTAAAAACCAGCCACATGGTAGTTGTTTCGCACGAAGCAATCCGCAGGGCATTACAAGGAGAGACAGCATGAAGTTAATGCATGAACACATTACGGGACTATGCCGCCAGCCACTGGAGTGCTGGTACGAGTGGGAGGCCGCAGAGCCTGAAGTTAAAGAGGCAGGTGTAGTAATTGAGCCTGCTATCCCTGAACAGGTAATATTAATTGAGGTCTGGGTAAATGGCGCGGATATATTCGAATTAATCAGCGATGACATGAAGGAAGTTATTGAGATTGCGATTAAAGAGGATAGATATAAATGACGCCATTAAATCATGGCGGCAAAAGAAAGGGTGCTGGCAGACCTAGAATAAATATATCTATTGCCAGAGTATTAAAGTTATTCGATCAAGGAATAACTAAAACAGAGATAGCCAAGAGATTTGAAGTTAGTGATATGACAATTGGTCGAATTATTAAAAGGGAGAAACGATAATGTGGAAATATATGTGGACTGAATTGCGGTTGATGCTGAAAACTGTCACGCCAGCGCAGGCCGTGGCGCATGAACTCTTGCATGCCGAGCATGCGCTGCTGCAAGCCGAGAGTGGGGTCGAATATGCGACTGCGCTGGTGGCGTACAACAAGAATCGGGTGAAGCGCTTGAAGGCGTACTTGGCCAACACTGAGGAGGTGGCGACATGATCATAGGAAGAGTTACAACAGCAATCCCCGTTGAACAGCCTGCCATCAACGGCATGACCCTGCGCGACTACTTTGCGGCATCTTTCATCACCTCTGGGGTTGTGTTCAAAAATCTGTCATCAGGCAGCACAACGGATGAGGTGGCCGCGCAAGCGTATGCACTGGCAGACGCCATGCTGAAAGCGAGGCAAGCATGACCAGGATGTGCGACACGGGTTATCGTGAATGCCCACGCCAACCGGAATGCGGCATGGACTGCCATTTCACCGATGCGGGGCTGGAGACGGAGACGCGCAAGGTCAAGCCGTATCCGGCAGTGCCTGATGACATTGAGCCAGTGCCGGAAACTTGGCAGATGATTGGCAGTGTTTTAGTTGGCTTTGTGCTGGTGGCGCTGGTGGTGATAGCGGCCATGATGTTCTTTACGGGGCTTTGGATTTGGAGTCTGCTTATATGAAAAAGAGCCTACACCTGAGAACTGAGTTCTTGCCGCGCAAGTGGCCCTGCTTTGCCATTGGGTTTTTTAGCAGTGGTGACGAGTTCGTGCTGCACCTGTACCTTGTGTGTTTTAGTATTCGATGGGGGTATTGATATGAAAAAGAGCTACATCACAGGGAAAAACCACGACTTCTACGACAAGGGCAAGGCGATGTTTGACCGGATACAGGTGTTGCCTGAGCATCAAGCCATTACCCAAGCCATTCCTCAGATTCCTCAAGAGCATTCCTCAAACCGGCAGTGGGTCGGTCTGACCGAGTGGGAGCGCGAGGCTATTGCGCTTGAGTGTGGGGCCATGTCTGCCGACTGGCTGGTGTTCATGGAGGCTGTGGAACGGGCTTTGAGGGAGAAGAACGCATGACACAAGAAGACATCATCCGCATGGCGCGGGAGGCTGACCCTAAAGCCAACCTTAGTGAGCCGTATTGTCTTGACCACGAAACAAGGGCGTGGCTTGAACGCTTTGCCGAGCTTGTCGCAGCAGCAGAGCGTGACGAGTGTGCGAAGTTGGTTCACGATAATGCGCTGGCATGTGACCCCGGCTCGATGTTGCAGACCTATCTGGCCAGCAACGCTGCCGCCATCCGAGCAAGGGGGAACACATGACCCAAGACGAAATGCAAAAGGTCTGGGACGCACTGCGCTCCATCTACGGCAGCGACCTGACCGCCGCTACGCTGGTGGTGCTGGTCAAAGATGGCGACACGGCTGTGAAGTTCGGGTCGTTCCACTTTCCACAGGAGACAAAAGAATGAACAACATGACCGTCATCGCGCTGCCAGCCAGCGTCAACTACACAGCAGAGCAAGCGCTGAACTCAGCCCTAATGAAGGAGCTTACGGACGTGCTGGTGCTGGGCTACGACTCCGCAGGCGTGCTCATTGTCAGGTCGTCAAAGATGACCCGCGCCGAGGGCTTGTTCATGACCAAGAAAGCCGAGCAGTGGGTTATGGAAGGAGGCTTGGAATGAACAAGAAACTGCACCTGATAACTGAGTTCTGGCCCCGCAAGTGGCCCTGCTTTGCCGTGGGGTTCATAGCCAGTGGCAATGAGTTTGTGTTGCACCTTTGGCTAGTGTGTTTCCGTGTTCGGTGGGGGTATTGATATGACTAAAGACGAAGCACTGAAGCTGGCGCTTGAGGCGCTGGAGTCAATCGAATGGCACGGGGCCGGGTCTTGCTGGGTGCTGGACGACGAGAAAGTGGAGAGCGCCGAAGCCGCCCTGCGCGAAGCTGTGGCACAGCCAGACGAGCGCAACTTCTGCCCCCGCTGCGGCAAGCGCACTGCTTTTTTTGACCTGACCGCAATTCACACATGCACACCACCACAGATCGACCCGAACAAGTGGGCCTTTGACAATGGGTTAGAGTCCACATGATCAAAAAAAATGTCTTTGCCGAGTGGGTTGAGCGATACCACAATGACCCCGTGCTGTTTGTCAAGGAGGTGCTGGGCGTAGACCCAGACCCGTGGCAAGAGCGTTTTTTGGGGGCGATTGCCCGTGGGGATCGAAAGATCAGCGTGCGAAGCGGCCACGGGGTGGGCAAATCTACGGCAAGCTCATGGGCGATGCTCTGGTACTTTATGACCCGCAGCCCTGTCAAGGTGGTGGTCACCGCGCCGACCAGCAGCCAGCTTTATGACGCCATGTTTGCGGAGTTGAAGCGCTGGATCAACGCGATGCCCGTGCCATTGCAGAGCCTGCTGACTGTCAAGCAGGAAAGGATTGAGTTCAACGCTGCGCCCACGGAGATGTTTATCAGTGCCAGGACATCACGGGCCGAGCAGCCCGAGGCTTTGCAGGGCATTCACTCTGAGTATGTGATGCTGGTGGCCGATGAGGCCAGCGGCGTGCCGGAGCAGGTGTTCGAGGCGGCGGCTGGATCGATGTCTGGCCACAATGCTGTCACCCTGCTGCTGGGCAATCCGGTGCGGAGCAGCGGGTTTTTCTACGACACTCACACAAGGCTGGCCGGCGAGTGGACAACCTTTCAGGTGGCATGCACCGACTCGCCACGGGTGAGCGATGAGTATGTCAAAGAGATGGCCATGCGCTACGGCGAGGAGAGCAATGTCTACCGGATTCGGGTAATCGGTGAGTTTCCAAAAGGGGACGATGACACTGTCATCCCGATGGATCTGCTGGAGAGTGCGCTGCACAGGGATGTGGCTGCATCGAAGTCAGCGCCGATGGTCTGGGGGCTGGATGTGGCGCGGTTTGGCTCGGACAGGTCGGCGCTGTGCAAGCGGCAGGGCAATGTGGTCACCGAGAGCATCCGCACTTGGAAGAATCTGGACTTGATGCAGTTGACGGGGGCGGTGGTGGCCGAGTTCAATGTGCTTGCGCCGAGCGAGCAGCCAAGGGAGATCCTGGTGGACAGCATCGGTCTGGGCGCTGGGGTGGTTGACCGGCTGCGGGAGTTGGGCCTGCCGGCGCGGGGGATCAATGTCTCAGAAAGCCCAGCGATGGGCGGGACTTACCGCAACCTGAAGGCCGAGCTTTGGTACAAGGCCAAGGCGTGGCTTGAGGCGCGGGACTGCAAACTGGCCAAGGATGAGGTGCTGATCAGTGAGTTGGCGACAGTGCGCTACACCTTCACCAGCAATGGCAAAATTGCCATTGAGGGCAAGGATGAGATCAAAAAGAGGGGTCTGCCGTCACCGGACAAGGCCGATGCCTTTGTTTTGACCTTTGCAAGTGACGCTGTGGCGGGGATGTTTGGGTCGGCTGCCAGCAGCAAGTGGAGTCAACCCTTACGCCGAAACCTATCAAGAACTGCATAATTGGACATTCACAACCAGGGGGATTTATGAAGATGATGACCAAGGCTCAAAAGAAGGTCGGCAAGGTGATGGGCGAGTTCAAGTCGGGCAAGCTGACTTCTGGCGGCAAGCCGGTCACCAACCCCAAGCAGGCGGTGGCCATTGCCATGTCTGAGGCCAAGCTGCCCATGCGCGGCCAGCGCACGGCAAAGAACAAGGCGAGAAAATAATGGCCACGCTACAACGCACCATGAGCCAAGTCATGGACAAGGAAGAGGGCGAGGACATGAGCGAAGGCGAGAACTGTCCGATGCCCACGCAAGACATCACCTTGAACTTGAAGAATCGAGCCAAGGCGATCACCACAGCGGCCTACGGCCCTGAGAATCCCAAGCTGCCAAACGAGGCTTTCTGGCGCAAGAAGGCCGACCAGTGGGATGTGAGCATTGACGATTCAAAGCAAAGCCTGTGCGGTAACTGCGCGGCATTCAATGTTTCCGACAACATCAAGGCATGCATTGCCCAAGGCATCGGCATGGAGGCTGACCCGTGGGGAACGATCAAGCTGGCAGATCTGGGCTACTGCGAAATCTTTGACTTCAAGTGCGCGGCCAGCCGGACATGCGATGCATGGGTGGTGGGCGGCCCAAACACGGGCGAGCAAGAGGGTGAAGACATGGACGAGGGAGACGAAGAATGAAAGGTCTATATGCAAACATTCATGCAAAACGCGAAAGAATCGCTGCTGGCTCTAAAGAAAAAATGCGAAAGCCTGGTGCTAAAGGCGCACCAAGCGCTGGCGACTTTAAGGCAGCGGCTAAAACCGCCAAGCCAGTAAAAAAGAAATGAAGACCCCAGCTTGGCAGCGCAAGGAGGGCAAAAGCCCATCCGGTGGTTTGAATGCCAAGGGCCGCGCCAGTGCGAAGGCCGAGGGCATGAACTTGAAAGCACCCGTCAAGGCCGGCGACAACCCGAGACGGGCAAGTTTCTTGGCAAGGATGGGCAACATGCCTGGGCCTGAGATGAAGGGCGGCGAGCCGACAAGGCTGCTGCTGAGTCTCAAAGCATGGGGCGCAAGCTCCAAGGCCGATGCCAAAAGCAAGGCGGCGGCAATCAGCGCCAGAAACAAGGCCAAGAAATGATCTGTCCCATTGTCATTGCCACAGTCAGGGGGCATGGTCTGGCGGTGCTGCTGGAGTCGATCAAGCAATACGCGCCAGAGTGTCCGGTCTACCTGCGGGGGCCAGAGTTAGTGCTTGAGAACTTTGAGGCTGACCACAAGATTTACGGCCAGCCAAGGAACTTTGGCGATGATTACAACGAGGTGATCGATGCGGCGCTAAAGGATTGGTCATCTTGCATCGTGGCCAACGATGACATCGTGCTGACCCCGACCAGCGTGAAGGTGCTGATGGAGGATGTGGCGATCATCAAGACCATGCACAGCGTCAAGGCCGGATGGGTGGCGTCAAGGACTGATGCCGCACGGGCTTGTCAAAATGTGAGGATTACTGAGAAACCGGAGAGGCTGAACTTTTTCAAATTTCCGTCCGAGGCTCACATCAAGATGGTGGAAGAGATTAGCCCGATCTTTGCGTGGATCTCAAGCGATGCTTTTGAGGAGGCAAAGTTCCCCCCTCTGAATTGGTACTCAGATGATGTGCATTGTAGGGATCTGATCGAAAAAGGCTACTCGCATTTTGTAAGTGCCAGCTATGTCCACCACATCGGCAGCAACACAATTGGCTTTGACGGCAACAAACTGCACAACGATGCGCTGCCGTGGCTGCTAGAAAATCGTCCAGCTTACGCGAAGGCATGGTTTGATTCTTAATCTAGGCTCTGGAAAAGATTGGCGTGAAGATTGTTTGAATGCAGATATTCAGGCAAGGGTCAAGCCGGATTGGCTGCTGGACATCACAAAAGTCAATTGGGGTGAAGTGCTCAAGACCCGTAAGGGGCTGCTGACAATTGAGCGCGGCATGTTTGATGTGATCTTGGCCAATGACATCTTGGAGCATTTGCCTGACTTGGTTACTGCCATGACCAATTGCAAGGAATTGCTGAAGGTGGGCGGGGAGATGCGGATTCATGTGCCATACGAGTTGAGTCTTGGCGCGTGGCAAGATCCGACCCATGTCAGGGCATTCAACGAAAACTCTTGGCGCTATTACACCGACTGGCACTGGTACTTAGGATGGCCAGACAGGTTTGAGTTGACCATGTTGGAAATGAGGCTCTCAAAGCTGGGAGAAGCACTAGAATTGCCACAAGACGAAATTATCCGCACCC